GTTCTGATTCTTCTGCTGAACCTTTAGTATATGCTCTGTTGTCATCAGACATCATATAATACCAATCATGTGATTTTAATTTTGATTCAAAATCATCAATTAAATTAGAAGCTAAAGATAATTCATCTTCGCCTCCTATTTTATCAGCCATTACTTCTAAATCGGCTTCATTCGTTAGAGATTTTCTAACAAGTTCTTTTAATTTTTGTTTATTCATTTCTGATACTGCTTTTTTAGCTAAGTTTGTTGCTCGTCCATACATAACGGCCTCAGCATCTTTGCCATAGCGTTTTACTAATTCTTTTTTATTCTTTTTTAAATTTTTAAGAATTTCTTCTCTTTTTTCTAAGGTTGCCTTAGATAAGGTTGCTTCAGTAATAGGAGAGTCCCCTTTAGGTAGGGACTCCTCTATTAACTTTTTTAGTTTATCGATATTACTTTGCTTTATCTTCATCGATTGATGCTTTTCTATACTCGGTAACCAATTTCTTGATTTCACCTAAAGCTTTTCTAGCACGACCGTGAGCAGCTTTTGAAGTTTTAGCATGTTCTGCTTTAAATTCTTCAAATAATAACTCGATTTTTTCAAATAATTCTGTTGTGTTCATATACTTTTATTTTAAAATTTTCTTTAACATTGGAAACATAGATTCGTTTAAATTTTCAGCTACAGCACCACCTTTTGGTTTTTCAACTACGTGAGCACGAGTGAAGAAAGTGATTGTATTACCAATTTGATCAATTAATTTTTTATCACCTAATTGTTGTGCTGCTGCTTGAGCTTGTGTTAATGAATCTTGAACTGCTTTTACGTTAGGATCTACTTCGGCTGTTGTAGTAACATCTGTAGTTTCTGTATCATCTACAGCTACATCAGTTGTTGTTTCAGTATCAGTTTCAGCTGTATCTTTTTCAGTTTCGTCAGCTTCGCTTAAGTTCATTGCTTCTTCTTTAGCAGCTTTTATTACCATTTCAATAGCAGCAAACAAATCATCATTTAAATATAATTCTGCATGATAATCATCTACAAGTCTATTAAGTGCTGTAATAAATTCAGCAATACGAGCTGGTTTATTTGTATCAAATTCACTTGCTTCGTTTAAATTTTTAAATTTTCTTTTTACTTGTCTGTAGATATTTTCTAAATCATCATCCATAGAACCTGACCAGTCTCTATCGTAAGCATAATATTCATAAACATCATCTGGAGTATTTAGTTTTTTAATATCATCTAAAAATTCTTGTGCTTGATCTTCACCACTAATTTCTATTTCATACTGGTAAACATAGTCTTGAAGAGGGGTTAAACCTTCTGCTTCATTTAACATGTTTTCTAATTCAGCCAAGAAATCAACCTCACTTTCGGGGTTGGTATTAGTGATATTTACATCTTTTTCGTATTCAGCTAATACCATTTCTTTGATTTTAGCTTTAAATTCTGACATTTTCATTTTTTTCTTTTCAATTTCTTCACCTTTTTTAACTCCGGCTCCATATACATCTTCTTCGCCTTTGTCTTTAGCTACTGTTTTCTTTTTACCTTTTTCTACTCTTTTGAACTCATCATATCCTTCCATCATATCATCTTCATCATCATAATCTTCTGGTTTGTCCATATCACCAAATCCCCCTCCCATACCATAATCATCATAATCATCCTTATTATCTTCTTCATAAGGTAACCAAGATTGGTCAGGATCGGTTTCTGCTTCTTTAGTAAAATCGTGAGTTTTATAATTAAAATTATTAGGACTAACTACTAACGCAGGAAATAATAATTTACCTTCTGCTGTTGGATCAAATGCTTTTCTAATACCTTCACTTCTATCACCTCTACCACCATTCATTTGGTCTAATAATTCGTAATAATCCATACCACCAAATACACCATATCCATCATAACTTGGTTCAAACCAATATTTACCTTTGTCATCAAACATGTATACAGGAATTGTATTTCCTTCTTGTGAACCAATTTGTTGGCCTGTATCTTGGGTCATCCAAGAAAATTGACCTTCAGTTAATGAACCAAAAAATGTAGCTTTATTTTTTGCTATGTGTTCTTTTAAGTTAAATTTTGCCATAATATATGTGTATAAATATGTTATTTTTTATGATATGTACCTTTTTTATATTCTGCCTTTTCTGTGTTCTTTACAAACTGTTTTCCTTTTTTAGAACCAGCTACTTTTTTGCGAGAAGTTTTGGCACGTTCTGCTTTAGATAATGATTGGGCTTTTTTACGAGGTAGGCAACGTGTTGTAGCTCCCCCTTTTTTCATAGTACCACAAGGACCAGTAATATTGCCTTGAGTATCAATACGCACCCAGTCTTCTTTTTTAAACCAGTCACGTAATGATTCAGATACTAATTCTTGTAATCTAATTAAGTCCATTATTTTTTCTTTTTAGCTTTACCTGACATTTGGCCTTTACATACTTTTACAGCACGACCTGAAAGGTAGGCAGATGATTTTTCACCAGCTGCTTTTCTTCTTTTAATATATGCTTTACCAGCAGGACATAATTCTTCATTAATTTTATTTAATGCTTCAGCAATCTTTTCCTCTAATGGTTTATATCCTGAACCATAAGGTGCTGATTTACCATTATGATTTGGGGCTACATTTTCTTCTAAATCTTGCCCATCAATATACACACGTTGGAATTCATTAAAACTATTTACTGGTTCATCATATAATGTAACGGTATCGTTGTCTGTATTAATACGGATTTCTGAACCTTGGTAAGTCATATCTAAAATAAGAGTAGAATAATTGTATCCAATAGCTGTTCCACCTCTAATACCAGCACCTACTTTTTCAGCCCAACCTGCTACTTTATTTACTAAAGAAGATACACCTTTTCTTTTAGCAAATTCTTTAATGTTTGAAGGAACATAAGCTTCGGTTAATTCCGCTTCGTTTACTTTGGTATATAAATCCTCGTCAGCATTCCATTTCCAATCGCTTGATTTGAAATCTTTTAACTTTTTAGCTTTTTGATATTCAGCTGATGATAATTTAGATGCTTTTAGGTTAACTGTTTCTTCTAATTCATCTTTTCTTTTACCGAAAGTGCTATGAACTAATTTATCTAATTTTTTATGAAATTCAGTTTCTTCTTTTTTAGAAGCTTCGTATACTGGGCTTTCGAAGTGAGCATTATTAAAGAAATCAAAAATCCACTCAGCCATTTCTATTGTAAACTTTGATTCACCAATCATATCAATTAATTGGTTAACTTTAGCTTTGGCCTTAGGATATTTACTTAATTTTGCGTTAATAAAGTCTTTACCTGAAAGCATTCCTGACATAAATTTTGCTTCACCCATTGATGATTTTACAACACCTTTTAAGCTAAATAAATCAACAATATCTTCAAAGGTATCATAAAATTCATCTGATTGGCCTGTTGGTTTATAAATTACTTTAAATGGTTTAAATTCATTACCTAATTCATATTTAACACCTAAAGCATCTAATTGCTTTTTAGCCATATCAACAGCGGTTTTAGCTTCATCTAATGAAGGAGAAGCCATTTTAATAAAATCATCTGATACAGCAAATACTTGTACTTTACCATTTTTTAAATCCTTTATCTCAATGTCTTCAATATTATATTTTGCTTCTAATTTTTTAACAATCTCATTACCCATTGCTAATGCTTTAGCAGCACCTTCTTCTCTATCTTGACCAGACATAGTTTTAGATCCACCAACAGATAAAACACCTGAACCTTCAGGATAAGCTATATCTACAAATAAAAAATTAGGATTAGATTTGTCCTTACGGATTGATGGTTTAAAATATTCTTTATTACCTTCACTTAACATAGCAATTGCTTTGTCAATTTTGTTAAGCATATCACCATATCTGTCAGCAATTGGACCACCTTCTGGTTCAGCCTCTTGTTCCATATCGCGCATTAATTGAGCACGACGCATTTTAAGAGCTTTAATTTTATCAGCATTTTTAATAGCTTTGTAATTCGGATTGGTTGTTTTTACAGGTTCTGGTTTAGGTTGTGTTCTTTGGAAAGCTGCTGCTCTTGCCTTCATTAAGACAGGATCATTAATATCCATAGTTTCATAAGCTGTTGTAATAGCTTCTTTTATTTTTTTAACTAAATCTGTTTTTTTAGCTTCAGGAACTGTGATTCCTCCGAATTCAAAAGAAAGTTCATTTACATCTTTAGATTTATTAAGAGATTTATTTTTTTCTTTGCTTACTGATTCTCGATAGTAATCTTTATGACCACCATTTATTTTACGGATTTCATCATATTGTCTTCTTGATAAAGTAGATGAATCACCAGCTATAGAATAGTCTCTATTACTATTATACCCTAAATCATCCATGATATCAGATATAGCATCAATAAGAGGATCTGGAGCATCCATACCTACAATAATTTCAATTTCGTTTCCAAACATTGAAGTTAACATTACAGTTACTGGGTAATTAGTTTGTTGTATTGCTTGAACCACTTTATTAAAGTCTTCAATATCTACATTTCCGCTTACTTCGTTCAAAGGTTTAGAGAAAAATTCTTTTATTTTTTGAATATCGTTCATTTTTTCTTATATAAATAGTCTGTTAAAAGGGAGCCAATAGCACCCACTTTCTGTCTTATAAATATCCATTCTTCCTTAGATAATTTATGTTCTTTATCATTAAACGCAATTCCTATTACGCCAATAAAATGACCATCTAAATCATCTAATGCTAACATATAAAAAGATTTAGTATTATGTTCTTTAGAAAACATACTTAAATCATAAGTTTCATCAATATTATAATTAATAATAGCTAATTCTCCATCTTTATATAATTTAGACAATGCTTTTGGAAATAATGAAACTGGGATTTGTTGGAAAATATGTTGAATAGTGTTAGTGCTAGGAGTTAATTTTTCATAAAAAATAGAAAATTTTTGAATAGATTTTCCTGTAGGATAAAAATGACCACCATTATGAAATTGTCCAATCCAAATTCTGTCACACCCTAATTCTTCCATTAATTGATCTAACTGATGGTCAACTAATTCGTTAACATCAATAGCTTCTTTAACAGGGGATGGTTTTTCTTCTTCACTCTTTTTTAACTTTGCCTTTACCCATTCTATAATAACAGGGCCTACTACAGCTGTAATGATGGCAACAAGAATGGTTGTAATCATTGTAATTTCCATTATTCTTTTCGTTGTTTGTTTAAATATTCTAATGCTTCTTGTTTATATTTTAACAACTGTATTTTACCGGAACCATCCCATTTTTCAATATCGCCTGCCTCAGTAACAAACTGATCTTTTGTATTGATTAATTCATCAAACCAAACTTCAAAATCATTAATAGTACCTTCCAAATGGTCATTTATTACTTGTTTTTCGAATTCCTCTAATTTATTTTCTTTACGTAATTTATGTTCAAAATCTACCTGACAATCAAAACAATGTCCATACATCACAAACCATTTTTTGTCTAAATGGGGTTTCATTGTACGAGAACAAGTAGGACAAAATAAAGGTAATACAATACCCTCTTTTGCTTTATCTAATTTAGTAATATTTTGTTTTAAACCGTTTTTGATGGTCCATGTTCGTCCATCTTCTTCCCAAATATCACCCTCATCATGAAATTCTTTTGATTTTTGATAACCAGTTCCCATAGTAGTTTTTTCTCCATGCTTGCCTTGAACCAAGTTACGGAGACGTTCTACATCTCTATGTTTGAACTCTTTTTTTAAAACCGAATCGTTTTTCATTACTTCTTAGTATGCTTTATAATTTCTTTTAATTCAGATTTTTTTAATTTACCTGTTTTCTTTAATTTTTCTAATAAATCAGTTACTCTATGAGGAATATCATTATCCATAAAATTATTAGGTGCTCTACCAGGAATCATATCTTGTGGATTTATTGGTTCTTTTGGAGCTAATTCTAATGGGGTTGGATCGTAATCAGCATAATCAATATTTACATTAAATCTGTTAGCGTAATTATCAAATTCTTTACTTGACATAAAATCTGAAACTTCGTCTTCGCTATTAAAAACACCTGATTTTTCTAGGTCATCAATAAATTTAGCAAACATAGAACCTGCTCTATAATTCATTGGAAAAGATTTATCTTTATATTTTAAAAATACAGCTGCTAATCTTCTATCCAAAGCTTCTTTTAAACCAGGTTTTCCTTTTTTACCACCTGTTACTTGAAATGTTAAAGACGATTTAATTTTTTTCATTAATTCAGCATCTTTATCTTTTTCAGTAGCATTTTCTTTAACTGCTTTTAAAGTTGGTTTATCTTTAGTTACAGTAGTTACTTTATTACGAGTAGCAATATCTTTAATTTTAGAAGCTAAAGAGGCAGCTGATGAATCTTTTGTGGTAACATCAATTACCATTTTACCCTCAACCCCCGATTTAATATCTAATTTACCATCAGGAAAATCTCTTTTCCAATCTTTAGCCATTTTTGCTTTAACCTCATCGGCTGTTTCTTTAGCTTTATCTCCTGATAATACTAAACGTTTGTATGTTATTGGTGATGCCATTTTTATAGTCCTAAATTTTGTAGTTGTTGAATTGTATCTTGAGCTGATGTATGTAATATTCCAATACCACCTTTTGAGCGCCATTGTTCTACATTATCAGGTCTGTCGTCAATAAGTATTTTATTTCTTCCTGAATAATTTTGTTTCTTTTCTGCTGATGCTAAAATTAAAGGAGTTCCTGGAATATTATTTTTAACCCATAATCTTTTTCCTAAACGAGAAGCTGGTTTTTTAGATGGGGCAGATAATAGTGTAGGTTGTTTATCTTTAATATAATCCCAAAGTTGTTTTCCATCAGGCATCCAAGGAATACCAACCCAAAATTTTACTTTATTTTCTTCATCAATAAGATCCCAAAACTTTTCTATACCATATTTGGTTTGGTATTGAGCAGCCGATAATTTTTCAGGATTTACATCTTTAAATCGTTTATCAAAATCAGCAATAACTCCATCCATATCACAATATATTTTATATTGTTGAGCAGGTTCGGTTTGAGTTACCTCTTCTTCTTTTAATTGTTTGTATATGTCTGTTAGTTTAAGCTTATACATTTTTTATACTATCCTCCCAATTTCTAAACATGATATTACCTTTTTGGTATGCTTCTTTTTCTAATTCTTCTAAATGACCATCTTCATTTGTATTAGTAGTACTAACCTTTCCTAAAGTACCATTAAGATTTTGTTCATGATGAACCATTTCGTGAGCAAAAGATCGTAAAACATCTTTTGGGTGCCTTCCAAAGGTATAAAGAGTAATTGACTTATCTGCTGGATTGTAGTAAGCAGTCTTACCCAAAAGATGCGACGCATTTTCTTTGTCGTCTGATATAACCTTAATTCTAGGCAATGGTGTTACATTCATTCCATTGTCTTTCATAAATACGGCTAAAGATAAGAACGAATCTTTGGGGTTCCAAGTTTCTGTAAAAACTTCTTCTACAAAATCTTTAGCTAATTCATTTAAACCAAAAGGATCATTTTTTTCTTTTACAGGAGCAAATCCTGAACCATAAGGTAAAGCTGTTCCTGCTTGTAGGTCAGATGCTTCTTTCATTTTACGTAAACGTTCTGTTTTCTTTTTTGATGATTCTTTACGAGATTCAATATAGTCTAAAGCACGTTTTAATCTTGATTTTACTTCAGGATCTTTTGCCTTACCGTAAGCTGCTCTTACTCGTTGATGAATTAAATTAATTACTTGAGATTGACGAGCATGTGATTTAGCTTTAAATTGTTTTTTATTTAAAGTATCAACTATATCTTCTTTGGTTTTAAATTTAATACGAACTGTATCTTTAGGATCCTCATCTGTGTATAATCTACGACCAGATCCTTCAGGTTTTTTACCTGTTCCTTTTTTAGGGTCTTTCTTTTTAGGACGACCTTCTTCTAATCCACCAGGTGTATCTAATTTTTTACCTGTTTTAACATCTGTGTCATAACCACAAGTTCCTTCTTCTAAATCAGGATTGTTATCGTGTCCACATTTATGGCAGATATATAAATCATCTCCACCATCTGCTATAGGCCATTCCCAACCACAATTATCACAAATGACTTCTGTATCTGTTACTATTTCATTTATATTATTTGTTTTATAAATTTCTATATATTCACCCCCTGAATTACTTTTACCATCTCTGGTTTTATATTCTGGATATTTAGATAAATTCTTTTTAATATATGCTATGTAAAATCTACCTCGTTTAGAATCTAATGATGATTCTTTACCAGTATCACTTTTAGGAGCAATTACTAATGATACTAAATTACCTTCAGCTTCATTTATTTTGTCAATAAAATCAAAAATAATTTTTGTTACTGTAGATAAAACAGAAAATTGTTCATTTAAATTAGTATCTTTATCTTCTTCCTCTCCCTCAATATTGAAACCAACAGAAGCATATGTTTTATATGGAGGACCTGGTTTCCAATCAGGGTTTTTAGAGAAATTTATATATGTTTGACGTTCTACCTCTACATTAAATTTAACAACGTAATTAGCTTTGTCTGTAGAAAAAGTATATGTTAATGGTTGTTCAAAAACTTTAGATGAGGTTCCTTTGCTAAAAAAGTTTTTAGCTAAATTTATTATTTCACTAGGATCTTTATCAGAAGAAAAAGGATAAACTTTAGCACTAGCTTCACCTACTTCATTTACAAAAGCCGAAGGGGTAATTAAATGAGTTTGTTTAAATATTTTAAGCAATGCCGCTGCTATAAATCCACCAGGTAAAGTAGCAATACCTACTAAACCAATTGTTTTTAATACATCTTTTAGTTGATTACCAATTTGTTCTTTTTGTTCATTAGTTAATTCAACTTCACCTTTAGCTGCTTTAATTAATAGTTTAACTGCTTCTTTTGTTTCTTTACCTTCTTGTTTAAGTGCTTTAAGAAAGGTTTGAAATTTGGTTTTCATGTTATCTATAAAACCTTCTTCTATTTTAGCTTTTCTTTCCTTAAGAATTTGAGCTCTACTTTTTGATTCTTTAACTGCTGGTTTTAGAATATCCCAAATTTTTTCTTTTTCAGCTACATCAGGAATTAAATGGAAAAATTGTTCTTTATTATTAGACTTAATTGCTTGACGAGTTTTAGTTCCACTAACTCCACCTGATGATGTAATTACTTTAACTTCAATATTGGGATATTTTTCAAGTGATCTTGTTCTACTTTCAATATCTTTTAAATCATCTTCATCACCTTCACGAGCCCCTAATACCCAATATACTTTATGGGTTGGGTTTTCTTTAGCATACCCTAAAACGGATTTAACGGGTGCTACAGAAGGTTCAACTGTTACTTTTGGAGAAAGATAATTTTTATAGATGTCCCATACTTTAATTGATTCTTCTTGGGTAATACCATCTCTAACACCACCACCAACAAAAATTTTTAACTCATCTATTTCGGGATATTCCTCTAGTGTTTTTTCAGCTACAGTAAAATGACCTTTGGTTGGCGGTTTAAAACCACCACCATAAATGGCCACTGTTACAGGGTTTTCTAACAGGTCCTCTAACAAAGACTTAGTTAGTAAATCCATTTATTTTAAAGATTTAACTCTTTCTACAGCTGCTTTTCTTTTTTCCTCGATGGATTTTTTAGCTTCACGGAACTCGTTTACAGCATCTTCCATTTCTTTAAGTTGCTTTTCATATTCCATTAAAGACTCATTAGCCATACGATTTGCCTCAGATCTATTTTTGTAGACACCTTTGGTTTCATCCATTTTGACTTCATCAAAAACAGTAGCTTCTTGAACCATGTCTTCTTTAGTCATACCTTTTTTAGGTTTTTTAACTACAAAGAATTTTCCTACCTCATCTACTACAGAAGATTCTTCTTTAATAGGTTTTTTAGCTTGTTTTTCTTCTACTTCGTTAAGTAAATCTAATAATTTTCTCATTTGTTTATAAAGTTAGTAATTTTTTGTTGGGCTTGTTCTAATGTATCAAACTCGGGTTGTGTATTAAGAGTTTGTTTTATATCTAAATAAATTTGTTTTGTTTCTGCTTTTGATTTTGCTATTTCCTCTGGTGATTTTTCTTTACCTACTTGTCCTAAAGGTTTAATAAAGGTTTGATAAATATATTCTTCGTCAAAATTTTTATTAGCATCATCAGGATCTAAGTTTACTAATGTAAAATCACCTCCAAAAGCTTGTTTATATGTGTCTATATTTTTGTTTACATCGCGCCAAGAACGGAGTACGATGCTTGGTAACAATGATCTGTCTCGCTTCATATTACGCTCTAGTGAGGTAATAGGCGATACATAAGTCATTATCATGAATGTGGTATAACCTAAGTCTTCTAATTGTTGTTTTTTCTTAAGTAGTGTTTTAGAAGAACCTCCTACACTATCAATTACAAGGTTTTTAGCATTTTTAAGAGCATCTTGATACTTTGTATCAGTTGTTTTTCTAGCTTGACCCATTAATTCACCTGCTTTTTTTAATTCATCAGGTGACATTTGAGCTAATTTCATTCCGATACCTGAGGATTTAAGTAGTTCCTCATAAGTATCATCTACATTTATGATTGTAAAATCTGAAGGGACTAGTTTAGAAGATATATAGGATTTTCCTGATCCTGCTGGACCTGCCATAAAAATGGCTTTAGGTGTTCCTTCTATTTCTTTTAATAAAGAGATCAGTCCAATCATGGAAAATATTTGTCATAAATATTATAAAATTCTTTTTACTTTAGTTTTGAACTCAGTAAATATAGGAGCGTGAGTAGGATTTTCTAAATCAAATAAACGTTTTACTGTTTTAAAGATATCAATGTTTTCCTCTTGTGTTCTAGTAGACAAAACCATTTCCCATCCTTTACCTTGCATTTTTTCTTTATTAGATTTACGTTTAGATGATTTTAACCAAAGAATACCATAATTGTCTACTTTTTTACCAAAACATTCCTCATAACACTTTCCATAAACAGCAGTCTGTAATTCGTAAGTAGGTTGGATGTGATTAGATGTTTTAAAGTCAATCAACCAAAGTTTATCTTCAATTTCTACAATCAAATCACAAGTACCTGCTACTTTCAATTCATCTGAAAATAAATGAACTTCGGCCTCAATTAATTTTGGATTATAAGTTTCCCAAAAGTCTACAAAACGTAAAAACATTTGCCATACATCAGGACTGTATTGAGGGTTACCATATTGATTCATAAAATTCATTTCTTTACCTTCAAGGTATTCTTCAATCATTTCATGAACTTGAGTTCCTTCTTCACCTGCTTTTTTAACAATATGTTCAGCAGAGTAACCTACTTTTTTAAGCCAGTCCTCAAAAAATTTACCTTTAGGATAATAACCTAAAACATAGGTAATCGATGGATAATATTCTCCGTTTCGTCTATAATAACGGGAATCTGGTAATGTTATTTGTTTGGCATCATCTGATACTTCTAAAATTCTGTTGTAGGATTTTTTTATTTTTGTCATAAAAATAGTTTTTTCTCAAGTAAACCTGAGAATGTTAAGGGATAGGTTTCTGTAATTAGATTAATAAAATTTTCAAAACCCATTTCGCTTGGGTCTTTATCTTGCATATCAACAAGATACACTTCTTTCCCCTCGTTCAGTAATTGTTCGCAAAATGATAAAGCTTGTTTTTGAGCATCTTTATCAAGTGCTATATATATTTTATCAACAGAAGACATTACTATCTTCTTCATTAGTTTTGATTGTATATTTTTGCCTAATAACGGAATTACATTCCTTTTGATGGCTATTGCGTCAAATGGTCCTTCGCATAATATAAACGGTATATCCCAGTTTATAAACAACTCAAATGGTATGATGTCGCGAGATACAGATGGGTTTTTATATTTTATTTTAACATCCTTTTCAAACGAACGGCCTGTAAAATAATTTAATCTACCTTCACCATCATATGAGGGAATAATAACCATGTTTTTGTATGGTCCTGATTCGCAATAACCGATATTATATTTTAAAATGTCTTCCTCTGTAATATTTCTAGATTTTAGATATGCTAAAGCATGTCTTCCTATAATGTTAGTTGAGGAAATATTTTTAAATGTTTTAAATTCTTTAGGTAAATTTACAGCCTCGGATACAACTACTTCTTTTTCTGCTGTTTCGGTTTTAACAAGTGCTCTTAGTTCCTCCATTGCTTTTGGAGATGCACTAACTTGTTTAAATATTTGAGCTAATCTTTTACCTCTTTTATCACAAACCCAACAATGCCAAGGATTTTCTCCTTTTTTATTTTCAGTAAAATTAATTTCTAATTTAGGTTTATGGTGGTTACAAAACGGGCAATGATAAGCAAAATTACCTCTTGCTGTTTGTTTTCCTGTTCCTAAAACCGAATTCGCTAATGCTATCAAAGGTTGATTGAGCATAACCTTAATATATAAACAAGGGTTTAAATTACCAAATTAAGCAAAATCTTTAGTAAAGAATTTACCTAAAATATTATCATTAAAATAATAATTAGGTTGTTCTAATACTCCATATTTAAATAAAAACTTACATTCATAGTAAGTTAAAAGTTTTTTATTAGGAACCAATTGTAAAATTTCACGGGTAAATTCCTCTTGTTTACCTCCTTTTATGAGTTCTAAAATTGGTTTAGCAGAACCATAATAAGTTTTCCAGTCCGATTCTTTTACTACCACCTTTGTGGCTGACTTCCTGCCTGGTCCTGTTTGTTCTGCTAGTTCCTTTTTTGTTAATTTTTTCTTTACATTGTAATATAATACTTTTTTACCAATGTAAGAAACTCCACTTGGTTTATGAGTTACTATGTAAATAAAACCAAAGGTGTCTTGAGGAAAATCCTCAATATTTTCTATAACTTTTTCGTTGTATAACCACATATTATAAATCTATATTAACTAAAACTGTTGTATCTGTTGTTGCGTTTGTTGGTAAAGGTTGAGCTAATTTTCCTACTGCTAATAAGTTTTGATTTTCATCATAAAGTCCTACTGTTGTAACGTAGGGCCCAAAATATGAACCAGTAACAAAACTTTTTACAGTATCATTTTGGGGATAATATATTGAACCTGTATTGGATGTACTTCCAGTAAGTGTGGTAGGATTGTTAGTATAATTGAATTCATTTTCTCTTAAAGTACATTTGAATTGATTTTCAAATATTACTAAAGAACTTGAAAATGAACATGTTACATTAGAAGATGTTACAAAATTATTAATAACAGCTACATCCGATGTTCCATATAGTGAACTACCATAAATAGCAGTTCCATAAATATCCCCACCTGGTTGGGAATCACTTGTAATTATAGCAATTCCATGACCATAAAATATATTACCACATATTTGTCCTGTATTTCCAAATATTAAATTTCCTTCTCCATCATCTGTTATTGAACCACTATCTGAAATCCATTGAAATGAATTAGGCATTATATAATTTCCAAATAATCCTACAGGAATAGAAATAACACCTATAATAGCATTAGAAGAAGTAGGAAAATAATGTTCAAAAGTTAAAGTTGTTTGGGGATAAGTCCAATATCTGCCCGAAGAAGGAACTGTTCCTGTGATTCTATTTCCTAACTCATCATAACCAGGAACTAAACTAGCAGTATTAACAGGTGAACCTAAACTAGCAGTTGAATTTAAATAATTTCCATAATACAACTGCTTAATAGAATTATATACTAATTCTTGATCTTGAGTATATATAATTCCTGTTTGGGGATTTGAACCTGAAATAAACGGATCTGATTGGATGTTTTGTCCTAAATATCTTTCAATTGTAACATTAGAACCAGTAAGTTCGTTACCTTTAAAGGTAAACGATTTGTTTACCTCAAACGGTGTGACAATTATGTCGGATGTTAGGAATTGTTTGTAAGCACCCATTCATTTTAGAAATCTAATTTAACTCTAACTAATGCTTCAGTTGTAAAATCTTTTGGTAAAGGTCTTGAAAGTTTAGCTACAGCTAATAATTCATTATTATCATTGTATAAACCTACTGTAGTAATATAGGTAGTAGGATTATTGATAAACGAACTATATAATACTTCACCTGTTGAACCAGAAATAAACGAAGGATTTTCTGAGTAGTTGAATTCATTACTTCTAGGTCTTACAAATATAAAATCTGAAGATATGGTTTCTTGTGAATTTAACTTAAAATTAGATGAACCACTAATTGCTTGGAACAATGAAGTATTAGCAGAAACATTAGGAGCCGATGAAGCAGTAGCAACAACAACATTTGGTCCCCAAGGATATGAACCACTATAAGCTAAACCGATACCTCCACTAGCAGGATAATCAGCTAAAGCCATAGGGTTTAATAAGATAGTTCCAATATCTGGTAAGAACCATCCGTATGAACCTGAATTTGCTGAATAACCGTCTGTAGTTGTTGCTGAACCTGAGTATTTTGTTCCTGTTGAACCACTAATTAATTGGTATAGTCTACCAGCTGAAGTAAAGGTTGTTGAGGTAACATAATTACTATTATCTGTTAAGCTAATTCTTCCTAAACTTCCAGAAATTGTTAAAGTCATTGAACCCAAAAATAATGACTCTTTATAAGCTGTTCTTTCAACAGATATAGCAAAGAATTCACTACCACTTGGTTGGTTATCACCCCATTGGAAATTGGTATTTTCATCACCAATTACTAAAACTTGATATTGACCATAAACTGTTGAGGTTGGTGATGCACCATTTACTAAATTATTGTAGTTAGCACTACCACTACCTTTAGCATTACCATAAGCAATAGCAAATTGAACTGCTGATCCTGATAGTAATGAAGATGTTTGGTAAACATTTATGTAATAATTTCCTGAACTTCCGTTTGCTTGGGTTGAAGATGTAAAAAATTGGGTTAAGGTAGGATTACCATTAGTCCAACATGTTGATGATATAGCATCAGCACTTATTACAAAATCGGAAGGGTCTAATCTTTGAAAAGTTGCCATTTATTATATTTTATGATACTTGAGTTACAGTTACAGGGATAATTGCTCTTGCTCCAGAATCTCTACCTTCAATAGTTAATGTTGCTTGTAATGAAGTAGTTGTAGTAAACAATGTATTGATTGTAGTTGCTCTTAAATTTAAACTAGTACCAATTACTGTTTTAGAAACACTTGTTCCTAAAGTAGTAGAAGTATTTAAAGCTTGAGCATTAGGAGTATTAATACCTACACCTTCGAAAGTAGAGAATAATCTAATATCTGAAATTGTGTAAGTATATCCATTTTGTTCAAATGTATTACCACCAGTATAGTTTAATGTTTGAGGAGTAATTACTTGTGATTGACCTTGTTTCAAAGTAATTGAAGCAGGAATAGCCAAAATTGGAATTTTAGCAGTGCCACGAGGTAAAGTAGTTAACTTATATTTCATAATTTGGCTTGCTTGAGGAAAAGCTTCTAACAAAGGCATGTTTTGAATAGCTTCACCATAATAAGCTGAACCGGAGGGGTGATTTGGATTATAAAGTGTATAATCAATTTCATCATCTGCTAAGGCAAACTGAGTGATTCTAAATGTACCGTTATTTTGTGATAATAATTGACGACCTACATCAGTTAAAATAGCATCTACTGTTACTACCGAATTATTTAAATATCCCATTTGTGTTTATTTTATTATAAATATATTTAATTTTAGTTTTTGTTATATTATTCCTGCAATTTTTGCTAAATCTATTGGATTTAGTTTTGGATCGTAGTTTTCTGGTATTAGAAGTCCCTCTGTTAATCCGGAAATTTCAACTCCTACTAACACATTTGTTTGGGATGGTATTCTTCTAAATATCCTATAATTTTGTCTTGCGACATTAGGAGCTCCTAACAATTGTGAACTTACATAATCTAAAGATCCTGTAAGATAAGGAGTAATATTTATACTACTAGTTTCTGAAGTTCCACCAGTGAAATTTCTAGCATATCCTAAATCATAAATAGAATAAAAATTAGTTAATCCAGCTCCAGAAAAACTAAAATCTAAAGAACTACTAAGAGGAGCTTTACCTATATTACTTGAACCTGAATAATTTCCAAATCGTATAAAATCTCCATACTGTAAAGGAAATAAAGTATCTGAATAACTACAAGTATTGTTTGTTACATAAGATAGTGTATTTTTATTCCAAATATTCAATCCAAGTAATGGATTTAAAATAGTAACAGATTCACTATCATATGTAGCAGATTGAGATAAAAATATAGCTAAAAATCCTGTATTTAATCCCAAACTACTTGTATCTGTTAGTAAACTAACACTTGCTGTACTAAAATAAGTTTCTCCTTGCCAACCACTGCCACTCCAGTTAGCATATAAATAACCACCAGCACTTCCTGTTAAAGTACATATTGATTGGTACCTTGCTCCTCCTTCAATTACTAAAATATCATTTAAAGCATTAGCATTAGTTACATTACTTCCACTAATAGGAATTATATCAGGTAAAGAATTTTTAGGATATATATTAGAAATTATATATAAATAATCATTTATTTGTTGAGTACTACTACCTTGATTACTTAAACCATATGCTCTTCCTTGATTATCTATAATATAAAATAAATTTAAATTACTTCCTGATGGATATTCTGGGTTAGAAGAAGTTATTTGATTAAAATAACAAAACCATTGAGAATAATTTTCTACATTTGGTACTTGAGATTGAGTATTAAATAATGAACTAGTAGATAAAGTTCCATCTCTTAAATTTTGATATAAATCTGTAATACCTACTACTTGAGCGGATGATACTATAGGTAGTTGTGCTGGGTTTTTATATATTGCTTGGCCAAAGTCGGGAGCAATAGTTCTTGAACCAAAATATCTAGGACCAGCATGTTTTAATGTGGTATAATCTGATTGTGGAATGGCAAAACGGGTTGCGCTTCCTGTTAATATAGATTGTTGATTAACGGCTATATAAGGGTTGTCTGAAAAATCAACATCCATATAATAAGGATTAGGTCTATTTGCTAATACATTATTTGTTAAAGGTTCACAATCACCACTTAAATCATTTAACTGTGCTTTATATATTGTAAAATTAGTTAATGTTGAACTTCCAAAAATACTATCAGCACTGTTGAAATAAATAGGGATAGTAAATTGAACTGGTTTTGTTTGATTAGGGGATTGAGTAGATTGATTTCCTGATAGATTACCTATTTCTAATTGATTTATAGTAATAGCAGATCCTGAGGTTAAATCATCTCTATAGTAAATGGTTTTGTCTTTTCCATTTTCATCAAAATAAAGAATACGTGCTCCTCCAAGACCACTACCACTATTAGTTATTGTAAAAGATAAATAATAAGTATTTTCAATATCTAAATCATATCCTGTGAATTTAAACAGAGGTGTAAATAAGCCTGGTAATGGGATAGATGCTGTTGTATATACTTCAACTATTTCTACAAAACAATCATTTAATTTTCCATTTTCTACTATTACATTTGAACCACTAAATTCACCATTAAAAAATTCATATTGATATGATTCTGTATAAGGAATAGAACCACTTAAAGAAGCATTATTTCCTATCCAACTTTGAGTAATAGGTACAATATTAAATCCTGGGCCTAATGATTGTGTATTTTCTCCTAAATTAGGAACTGAACCTCCTGAATTACCAGTAATTAATGTTGTTAAAATTGAACTAGTAGAAATTATATTTTGAGTTGTTATAGGAGAGTTCCAACTAGTATCAGGTTGGCTTCCACTACCATAATAAGAAGTAGTTGTAAATGTATTAATTTGTGGTTGTGGATATTTATTTCTTTCTAAAATATTTTGTTTAATAACAATTCCTGATGCTAGTCCTGATTTAGCAGGGACAAAATCAACAATCATTTTAAATAATGAATTATCGTAATATGCTATTAAATTAATAAAATCTACCCAATCATAATTTGAAATATATTTTTCAAAATAAGCATCTCGTAAAATATCTAAATCAGGATAAGTTACTGCTGAGGAAGATAATTGTCTTGGGTCACCTATTAATTCACCTATATTAAAGAAACCTATTGAAGAATTTATATCTTCATTAATTTCATTTTGAGGAGAAAAAGCTGCTTCTAAATAATTTACATCATTAGTATAACTTTGACTTATAGGATAACTTTGTTGAATAGTATTAAAAGCAGATAATACTTTATTATTAGGGATATTATTTAATACATTACTAGTATATGGTAATAATATTTGTTGATTAGTAATTTTATCAGATACTGGGTTTTGAATTCCTACTGCAAATTGATCAAAATAAATAACTTCTCTATTTACTGCCCAATTTCCTCCTGAACTAGTAAAAAAGTTATTTGTTCCTACAAAAGAAGAAGTTGTAACCCAACTACCAGTTATCTTAGGATGAATTGAAACAGATGATGTATATAATTCTCCACCCAAAGAAGCCCTAAATGCTAAATTTTCATCTTCTTCAATTGAATAAGGATTCATCACATAAGCATCAAAGGCATTTTCACCTAAAGCTTGTGTATAATATCTAATTTCTTGTAAAGAACCACTAAATATCTTATATGAGGATGAAGCAAAAATAGATTTAGTACTTGTTGCCCAAACATTATTACCAGTTATAGAAGAAGATGCTTGAAAGGATAATGTATTTCCATCATTTCCTTCATAATTTTTATTTTTAGCAAACAATTCAAATCCATTACTTGAACTGTTTATTAATACAGACCACCATCCTTCGTTATAAAAAGGTAAATAAACACTTGCAGAAACTGTTGGAGTACTAGTATCTGGAATAAATTCTAATAGAGCATATTGATAATAAGGGCTAATTATGGATCCTGAATAAGATCCACTTGTATATCCTGAACCTGTATATCTTAAACGTAAATTAACCCCACCATCTGTTAACCATAAACTTTGAGAAACTACACTAGCGGTATTTTGTGGTAAACCATCTGTTTTAAATCTAAACTCTACAGCAGCTGGTCTATTATTAGTAGCACTCCAAGTAGAATTTAAAACAAAAGATGAGGTAATATAAGCTGAGCCACTAGTATAAAAAGAATAGTTAAATTCATCTTGCCAATTATCCCATGTATTTACATTTTTATCTTTTCCACCAAATTCATTAATTCTTAATAAAGTAGGAGCAACACCAAATATATTAATTAAAGAACGTAAACCTTGAACTGTTCCTTTTCTTTTTAATAAATAAGGTAAACTATGGTAAATTTTCTTATAAGTTAATTTATGATAATCATCAATAGTAGGAACAACTGATTGGGATACAGATGCTGTTATATACGTTGTAACATATTTACTTCCAGTAGGTAATAAAACACTACCACTTGGAGAATATCCTAATAATGAATTATATATATTTTGGGTAGTAAAATTACTACCATATAATTTTATACCTAAACTTTGAATTGTATCTGCTACTAAAGCAGGTGATACACCTATATTTAAATTAGGATTAGAATCTAATTTATCAGTTATAGATTTTTCATATACCCAAATATTATCAAATAATTGAGATACTAATTCAGAAAATAATATATAATTATCATTTTGAGAATCATTAACTATATAATCAGGAATTGAATAATATATATAGTTTTGATTATAAGCATCATATGTTTGAGCTACAGTTGATTGACTATTGTACCAATTATTACCAGTAACACTATTAACATCGTATAGTACATAAGGTATTATATTATTTGATTTAGGCCACGATGTTGAACTTGACTCATAATATAAATAATATTCATAATCATCAAAACTTGTAATAGTATTTTGAATTGTGTTTTCTAAAATAGTTTTACTTGAGGATACAGCAAATGATTCTGATGTTGAACCTGTTATTTCAGAATATATTATATTTATTTCAGCTTGAGAAGATGATATAGTAATTAATTTTTGTCTAAAGTTGTCTAAACGTTGTGCTGCTGATGAAAATTGAACAAAGTTTGAATAATCAGAATAATCAACATTAATATAAATTCCTGAAGAAGTTAAATTAGTTAATAACTGGTAGTAAGAACCAGATAATGGGGTTGATGTAATATCTTTGTATGATTGATAATTTGTAGAAGGGTTAATTTTATCTAATAAATCTAAATTAAAATTAGGACCCTGGATTGGGATTGTTGGGTCAACAAATATTATATTTTCTTCAAATGAAATTTCATATGCAACTGACTCTCCATTTTTAGTAACTATATAACATTCATTTTTTGTATTAATATCTTGTGGTAAGGGTTCATAAAGTTTAATTAATATTGAATTAGGAGACTGTGTATTATCTAATAAAATATTAACTGCTAAAACTAATTGATTACCTCCAAAATTTAAATAAAATTCATCAAATGTAGGATCATTTATTATTTTATCTTTAAAAAATTCATAACCAATAGTTAAAGATTCATCACTAATAAAATTAGTTTTTAATCTAATTTCAGTTCTATCTGAAGATATATTACTTATGAAGAATTGGTTTATTGGGGATGAATTTAATTCATAAGTAAGAAAGTTATATATTGTTTGTATTTTTCCAAAATTAAATCCACTTAATTCAGCATCTTTAATAGGATCAATATTAAGTGTAGAAATTTTAGCCGTTTGAGGAGAAGGGATATAATCTAAATTAGAACCAGTTAAATTAGTTTGTAAGGTAGTTTCTGCTAAAGAAGGATCTTCAGTAACAGTCCATAAATTATAATTTTCGTTACCATAAATTAAGTTCTTATCAATGTCGTAAATATAATATTCAACTTGACCTCTTGTTGGATCAAATAAACTAGTAACTTCTAAAGAACCTAATAAGGAAGTATCTTCAGGAGATATTACCTGATAATTTAGGGTGTTGGGATCTATACGTCTTAAAAGTGTTGGCATTATTTCTTTATATTTTGTTGTGCAACATCAATTGCGTTTTTTGCTCCTTGTAGTGAATCAGATATACTTTGGTTTTGTAAATCTAAATTTTCTTGTCTTAATTGATTGATTTCATCTATTAATGCTTGAATAGTATCATTTGCCGGTAATGTAGATCCGATATATTCACTACTTGTTTTTATAAGATACTCATGAGAGTTTGTTTCTCCAAATTTAGGTATCTGATAGAATAAAGTTTGGTATTGGTTAAAAAATTCATCTATAGAAACAGTAGATAAGGATTGAGTAGTAGGTAAAGTAAATTCAGTAAAGTTAGTATTTATTACATTATTAACTTCTTTTTTAGGATAGACTTGTTTAAATAAATTAATTTTTTCCATTATCCATTAATTACTTTAAAGTAATATCCATCATTATATACTAAAGTTGAACCATTTACAGTGGTTTGAATTAATACTTGATAATATCTTTCAGGTTGTAAACCATTCATGTATAATTTAAAATAACTACCTGTAGAATCAGCACTTAATTGAGTAAATCTAGTATCAAATTCTACTACATACTCATTAGTACTTAAATCTTTAATTGCATAATAAGATTCTTGAGGTAAGTAAAAATTTTGAGTATATAAAGAAGCAGTTTGCCAAACAGCAGGTGGGTATTCTGGTGCAGCATTAACTCTAAATATATTTACACTTTGGCTATAGAATACTCCTGGGTTTTGGTTTAAAGCTATACGTGCTGGTAGGGTATTTAAAACAGATATATTAGAACTTGTATTCCAAACAAAATCTCTCCAACTAAATTGTAAAGCTGGGGGGTAAATTGTATTTGTATCTACAGAAAAATATTTTAATTCTGGTTGGTAATTTCTGTTGTATACAAATTCAGGATTTTGTTTAACAATAAATCCGTTAAATGTATTATTATCAACAGATCCTGTGTACCAAGCTCCTATTATATTGGTTACAGGAACATTTAAATCTTTATCTGTTGAATAATTAAATGTTTGAGAAGATGATATAGGGTAAGTATTTGAATTCCATTTATTATTAACAGATCCTGTATACCATGTTCCTCCACCAGCATAACCATTTACAGTTCTGTTAGTTGATGAACCCGTAAAAGAGGCTGTTACTCCTGTAGGAAATCCTGTTGTTTTCCAAGCTGTACTTCCTGAATAATTAACCCAATACCATGTAGCTCCATCTGTTGAAATAGGGTCATCAAGGTATTGACCAGTACCCATACTCCAATCTTCAGAAATATAATATATTTCTAATAATGTGCCTGTTGGATTTATATCAACACCCGTAGCTGTAGATATAAAACATTGAAGATTAACCTGGTAGCTTGAAGAGTTTTGGAGTTGTACTGAGGATGAAACCCCCATTTTGTTTTCTAAAACATCTTCTATTTCTGTAGGAGAAAATGCTATTAAAAATCGACTTGATTGAGGATTTGGTTCTCCTGTTGTGAATGAAGTTTGGGTTGCTTCTATAATAGGATCTAACCCTGTATTCATGTTAGGAAACAATGAATATAAAGTTGCGTCTTTGGATGGGAAAATTTTATATACTGCCATTTTATAATGTTACTACTCTTCCTTTAATGTCTGTGTTAGGGTATTTAACTTCAAAAATCATAGGATCAATTGAAGGATAAACTACGTTATCTACAGTGGCTGAATCTATATCATAGGCATATTCACTATATCCTAAAGATAATCCAGCTTTATTAATAATAGAAATATTTTTTACGGTTTGAACTCCGGGAATTATATCTAATCCAGCATAAATATCTCTTAATATTATTGGTTGGTTTATCTGCCAATTATTAATATTAAAATAATCTATTAAATAAGTTAGACAATTAGCTAAAACCTCATCATTATTATAATTAGGTAAAACTACAATATCAAATTCAACCCCTATATTAATAATAAAAGCATTTTTAATATCTACAGAATCATTTATAGTTCTATATTGAGATAAATAAGTTATTATGTTTTGTTTTAAAGCATCAGATGCAGTTTGTAAATTACCATTAACATTATAACTTAAAACATATACATCAATAGCATTTTGAATTTCACCTACACTAAATGTAGAAACTTTTGCTTTAGTTGTAAATGCTTTAGCTATACTTCCATATAAAGGAGGTAAACTTAATACTCTAATATTATAATCATCTGTAGTAATAGCTCTTAATTGGGTTTGAAAATTACCAAGAGAATTTTGTCTAATAGCTTCTAAAGAATCCCCACTTCCTCCCCCTGTTGCTGCTTGAGGATTATTAACTTGTAATGAACCAAAAACGTAGTTAGCTAAAGAAGAATCATTTATTGTATTATTTATAAAAGTTACATTTGTATTATCTAAAGAAGTTAAAGAACCAACAACAGCATTAGATTCAACACCTCCACCAACTAAATAACGAACCGTTAAAGTTGTGTTTGATGGAGCAACTCCAAATGTGTTTGTAAATACGAAGTTTGTTGGGGAATAAGCTGTTGTTAATTTATCTATTTCAAAAGGTAATCCTAAACCTACATTTTGTGGGTTAGGAGTTATAACTTCTGTTGTATTTTCAGGATCACCTGAACCAAAAATTATTCTTAATGATCCTGAGTTAAAAAATCTTGATGCAAATCTGTTTTGTACTACTTTAATTTTTAACAAATTAGGAGTATCTGTATCTGATGAAAAATTAGGATCATTTGGATTAATATTATCAATAGAGTCAAAAACTGCATCTTGAGCTAAACTATCTACTTGGTACCATTCATTACCCTGAGAATCGAATACATCTAATATACCAATAATATTATTATCATTTATATCAAAAAAATTAAAAGGAATAGGATCGGTAAAATTAGCTGTTGTTGTTTTTATAGTAGCTGATATAGCGTTTCGAGATTTTTTAAGTAGATAATATTGTGGAGAATTATCTACAACCGAATATACTGAAATTTCTGTTGGGTCTAAGGAACTACTAAAACTAAAGTCAATTTTATCTTGAATTAAAAATTTTAAAGAATTATTAACTATAGAAGTAACATAAGTGTTTTGAGGAATTTGTAAAGCATAAGTATAATCGGGGATTGTTGTACTACCACTTAATGTTGCTGGAAGTTGTTGATAAAAATCTAAAGTTACGGTAGCCGCTGATGTTACTTTTGGGGTATAACCTAACATATATGCTAAATCAAATATATTATTGGTTTGACGAGCATATTGAATATATGTTTCCTGAACTTGATTATCTAAATAAAAAGATAAAACATCCCCAATATAAGCAGCCATTTCCATAAACATCATTCCAGGGGATGCTGGAGAGAAGTCATTGTACGTGTTAGGAAAATAAGTTTTAGCGTAACTTATTAATTGATCTCTTAATGAATTGAAATCTCTATTTAAATATTTTATATCTCTTTTTATTGCCATTTTATATTGTAATGTTTATAGTATCATTTATACCAAAATTAACCACTTGATATGTTATTGTTATTATGTATGTGTTATAGTCTTCTTGTTTTTCGGGAATAATACTTGCTAAAGTTACGAAAGGAAAAAATCTATTTATTTCGTCTGTTATTATGCTAATTATTAAATCATCAGTATTATCACTTATGCTATTAAATACTAAAGATTTAAGATTACTACCAAAAAGTGGATTAAATATTCTTTCTCCTGGTGTTGTTGAGAAATAATTGATTAGATTAAATTTTATGGCATCTCGAGTTAGATAATTAGATTTAAACACTGCAGGTCCATTAAAAGGAAGATCTACTCCTACTGCTTTTTGAGCAGATAAATCTACAGGAAATCTATTTCTAACTATAATAGCCATTATTTACCATTCATTAAAGCCATAATCTGATCTAATCCAACACTACCTTCGGGTAAAGCACCATTAATAGGATCTACTGCTTTTGGTTGAAAATTACCTGCGTATTGAGAATTAGCTATTCCTCCAGTTTGCATATCTTCTAAAATACCTCCAAACATTGCTTGTCTTTCTGCAGGTGAAAGTTTTTTAGGTTTTTCAATATGGGGTTGAGCATAAGTATCTCTAATTGACTCCGTAACAATTGTTTTAGGGGCACGAACAGCTTCCAATAAAATATCCTTTAATTCTTCTTGAATAGCTTCCTTTACTGCCTCTTTAATAATTTTTTTAAAATCTGATGGTTTCATTGTTTATAAATATTATTTTTTATGGATTTTATATAGAAACAGTAATAGGATTATTTAAAGTATCTAAAGGAATATTAACTCTTGATACTCTTCCTTCTATTACTTCTCTATCAGTAATTAAACTTTGTAATTCTCTTAAATAATTTAAAACTATAGGTATATTTTTATTAATTGTTTTTTGAGAATTTTCAGTTGACTCAGGTTTTCTTCTTTCTACTTCATTAACCCAATTATAAGTTGAAAGAACAAAAGATGATAACGATTCTGGGGTGGTTGTTGAAGGGATTGGTGGGGGTGGTATTCTTAAATAGGCATTTAAACCTAGTTGGATTTTTAATTTCTCAAGAACTTTAGATGTTTTTGTGTTAACAATAGATAATCTAACATCTTTAGGATTTTGGCTACCTGTACCTAATAATATTGAAGGTTCAACGGTTGTTGTTGTTGGATTTTCTGTTACATTTCCTATCAATCCACTTTGATCTATTATGTTTTTTAATTCATTTATTAAAATATTATTTTCAGTAGTAAAAGATAATTCTGTTTGTAATATTATTTCACCACTTTGATTTCTAGCAACTGCTTTTCGTTGTGTTAGTTTATCATTATATGGAACTTCAACTATTTCTAAATTAAAACCTTTATATCCCTGTAATGAATTTACTTGGTCTTTTGGTTTAGCAGAATCAGCTAATGATAATACACTAGGATTTACTGTATTTATAGAAGCATCAGGGAAACATTGTTTTAATAAAGCTATAATAACTTCTAGTAAATTAGTTACTAATAATATAAAACCAGAAGCTACAACTAAATTAATAGATGCTGAACCAATAGCTGAATTTATAGGAGGAAGAGCTGGTGTACCATCTTTTTTAAATAATAATTTTTGATTTGCATAATCAATAGCATCAACAGCTCCAACAACCGCTCCCGGTAATGTTGTAGGTGGAAAAGCTAAAATAGCGGTTTGAAGAGCAGGAAGTACATTATTGAGAGTATTTGATGTGGTTTGTAGTATTTGTCCTCCTAAAGCTACACTTCCTACTATTTTAGTTATATTTGTTAATAAGTCTCCTACTTGATTTAAATCATCTATTAATCCATTTAATGGAGGTAAGATTGTGTTTAATGTATTTTCTGAGGGACATATATCTGGAACTGATAAATTATTAGGATCTATTCCTAATTCTTGTGCATATTTTAATGCTAGTGGTAACATTAAAGAAGCTACTTTAGTACTTTGGTCATTTATTATTTGACTAAGTTTAGCAGATCCTTTAGCTTTTAAAGAGTCAGGAAGATTACTATTAATAGTATCAACTATATTGGTGGTATTTATAATTCCAGGGATAGCCATTATTTAGTTCTACTTATATCTGATCTAATTTTTTCTACTTCTGTTTTTAATTTTGTTGTATTACTAAGTACAGCTTGGGCTATTGTTGCTGTAGGTGCTAAAAGAGTACCTGCGGGAACTCCTACTTGGGTTGATAAACTTTTAGCTAAAGAATTTACATCATCTATTAAAGTTTTTAATATTTCATATGTTCTGTCTCCTAATAATAAAGGTTCTGTATCTGTTTGGTTTTTGGAACCTAAATATATTTGTTCCGATTTTATTATAGTTTTAGGAGTATCTATATTAACACTTTGAACAGCATTTAAACCAACGGATTTTTTAGATGTTAATAAAATATGATCTTCATATGAATTAAATACTAATCTTCCTGAGTTTATAATAATTTGGGAATAGGAATATTCTTTGGGGATTGTTGGAGCTGTATCGTAACTACTATAATTTGTACTAGAAGCATCTAATGGAATTTTTTGAGTAGAACCAAAATAAATAGAACCTGTATCTAAATTAATATTTTCAACAATTGGATACCATGCTTCTTTTTTATCATTATATTGTCCATTACGAATAATAAGAATAGGATCACCATTAGTTCCAGTAGAAGACCATGTATTATTACTTCCAGTTACTGTTGAACCAAATCTTATTGATTGGCCCCATCTACCTTCAATGATATGATCTCCTTCATATGGTTGTAGATTTTTAATATTTGCCTTTTCATCAAATGTTTGGCCTAAAGGAATATCATCAACACCATCTGTTGGTTTAACTCTTGAACCTGCTTCTACTTGTCGATATGACTTTTGTTCTGATGGGGTTTTTGTTGTTGTAGCTAAAGGATCAGGTAAAGCATTATGATGAATACTATTCCATAAATTTACAGGATGAAAATAATAATAAGCTACATCATTAGTATCTATAAAATTTTTATTTTGTAAATTTGGACTAGGCATTGCTAAAAGATATGTGATCTCATTTAAAAGAGGAATCTGTTTAGCATTAGGAAATAAAGGTAAGGCAAATGTATAACCTTCTAATTCTTTTTCTCTATCATTAGGAGGAGGGGTTGGATTAGTTACTGAATCTACTAATATTCCTCCTAAACTATATTCATTTCCATATCTTTCATAAAGGTTAGGATATGTTGTTTTAATTTCTTCTAAATTTAAAAAAGTAAATTTTACTCTTACTGGAAATATACTGAATTGGGATGCATCAAACTGTCTACTATTAATAGACAGCATCTGTTGCGATAAACCTTCATCATATAAAGCCATTATTTATCTCCTTTTAACTCATTCATAGCAGCAAGTAATTGTTCTTTTTCTTCATCAGAAATAGTTAATGTACCCTCTGCGGTTTGTGTTTGCATAGCACGTTGAGCTAACGCTGCCATTTTAATTAAGATATCATCATTTTTAACACTTATTTCCATATATTCTTTAATTAAAGGTACTACTAAAGTAGCATCTCCAATATCGGAAATAAGTGGTTTTAGCTCACTTATAAGAGCAGTAACTTGTTGATCTTTTTTCTTTTGGTTATTATAAATTTCCTCTAATAAATCAGAAAATTTTTTATTTTTAAAGACTATATTATCAAATTGCGACATAAATATACAATTAGTTTCTTATAAATATGAAACTCAAAAACTTGTATATCCGTTTTCTAGATAAAATACATAACCTTTTTTAAATATGTCATAAAGTTGATTTGCTATTTTAGTAATTTTAGGAGTTTTAGCATCAACTTGTTCACGGATATAAATGTAAAGAGCTTTTTTATTAAAAACATCTAAATATTCTCTTTTACGAAATAGTTCTAAAATAGCATCTGCTATTTGAGCGTCATATTCTTTAGGAAATAAAGTATAAATATTTTCGGTACAATAATCAGTAAATTCATCTATATACATAGATAAACGTTCGTTAGATGGTGTTTCGTCTATGTTATATGAATGATTTTCATCTTCTTCTAAAATGTCAATAGAAGTAGTATCAACACGTTTTTTATAATTTTTCTGATTAGATAAAATTAAGTAACGTTTAGCAATAGTACCAAAATAAGAATATGCTTTTGTACCTTTTGTTTGATCATACAAATGAATTTTAGATAAAAGAAAGGTAATTACTTCATGTTGTAAATCTTCAATATTTTCTACTTCGGTATAATAAAACTTAAAAGTATGAATAATATTTTCAGTTAATTTAAAAAAACCATAGTGAATTCTTTCTCTATATATTCTACTTCTTTCATCTGAGTTTGGGGTATTATTGTATAGTACAATTGCGTTTTCAGTATCTTGGGTAAAATACTGTACTCCTTTTTTCTTTTTTTCGGTAGTTAATTCCATTATTTGATTTCCTTAATAATAAAGGCGTTCAAAATAGTTTGAATACTTTTAATTTGTTCAAAAACAAAACCTACCTCATCGTCCGATTTGAATGAACCCCTATGATCTACTTCTTTTAATTTTTTATCTGCTACCTCAATGGTATCTGAGATTTTATTGAGATAAGACATATATCCTGCTAAAATATCTTCTTGTTTTTCGTTTTTACGTAAGAGGTTAAAGGTCGTAAATCCAAGGACTACGACCAATATTGAAAGAATAATAATTGTTAATATCATAAATTATCTAATAGGTTTTTAAGCCCTTCACTTTTTACACTACCTAATGCTTTGGTTTTGGTAGCTGAAGTTACAGGAGCTGATTTCTTACTATCCAATATAAATGATTTCTTTTTAGTCTCCAAGCTACCCTGTAATTTTGGTAACCATTCTCTTTCAAACTCAATACGAGCAGCCATTAAATCGGCCTGATGTACTATGTAGGGGAGAGAAGTACGTGGTTTTTGCTCGGGCATAAAAGCCATAAGATATTTTTTATTACCCTCATCATATAAACCATCATGAGTCTGAATAGTAATCATTTCATTAAATGTGTACTGAATACCATGAGACTGGAGTAGGAATAATCCTCTATCGGGAACAGAAGCAAATGGAACTTTAGTGTTAAACATATAATCTTCACCAAGTTTTTCTTTCCTCCAATTATCAGTCTGAGGAATATATGATTCCTCTTCTTCGGACCCCATTTTACCTAAATCATGATTAAGAGCCGAAAATACCAACTCTTCTTTTGTATAAGTAGTAGTATCAGCACCCATTGTAGCCCATAATTCATGTAAATGAAGAGCACAAGTAATAACACGATTAACATGTTCTACATAACCTCCGGGAAAAGCATTATGGTATTCTTTTTTATGAGCAGCAGGCATTAACATTAAACGCTCACTATATTTTTCATAAAATTCCATTAATTTAGTTTTACGAGGTTCAGAAATATGATCCTCAATAAAACCCATTAAACGTAACCAATTTTTGGAAATTTCTTCAGCAGTAAGATTCATATATTAATATTGATTAATTTCACCAGGACCTAAAGGTTCTTGTTGTACAAATGCTTTAGCATCACCAAGATTTTCTCTCATTTCTTGGAGAATTTCATCTACGGCTGTCCAATTACCCTGTCGCAACGCTAATTGTAATTTCTCAATTCCCCCTTCTACTCTTTCCATTCTTCTCATTATTATTTCTCTATTTTTCATATTTTCTTTTTTACCCTGTGGTTGGAATATAATGTTAAACTCAAATCACTCCAAGCTTAAGTTAAAAGAAGTTTTACAAACTCTAAATTTTTCTTAAGATGTGCACATTTTTCATATTCTTCTTGTTCCTGAAAATAATTTATTGATAATTCTAAAGCTGTTTTTAAATAATCATCTGTAAAATGAAAAAGTGCCTCTTGATGTTTTTTATCCTCTGGATTGACTTTTTTAATATAATCCCAAGCTTTAGTAAACACTACATATTCCCCGGCTTTATCTATATCTACTTTATCTAATCCTTCATCTAATTGTTCAAAAAATTTGAGTATCTGAGTATTAAATATATTATGATTATAGATAAGTTTTTTAAACATCCCAACCCAGTATAAAGGATGTTTCTTGTAGTTATCTACAAGTTGATTATATTCCTCACGAGATATTTCTTTATTGTTCTCTTGAGGTTCCTCAAATAATCCAAATATTTTCTTAATGTCCACTATCAATACATATAGGCGCCATAAACTTTTATATAGCGCCTATATTAAACGACCTCGGAATATTCGCGGATCGTGTCGAAATTAACAAGTTATGCTAATAACGGATAATATTCTTTAAAATGCTTTAATCTGTCTGCTAAACCATTTGTACCACCATTTACTCTTCTTGTTACTAAAGTAATGATATCATCCGTAGCTCCTCTATCACAAATAGTCCAAAGTTTATTTGAATTAAAGAAGAAAGCAGCCGACATCATAGGATATGTAGTAGCAACTAATTCTGGGTTAGCAACACAATCTACTCCTACAAAATTAGAAAATGATTTATAGTTAGCTCTTCCTGTTAATTGGATATATCCTCTTCCTTTAAACTTAACCCCATCCCCAGGTTGAGTATTACCTAAATCTTTTCTACCTTCATAAGCAGCTCCTGATGCTAATTCAGTTCTATATCTCCAGTTTCCTGATTCATGAGCACATTGAGCTAAAAAGTGAGTTAATCTTAGAGTATTAGTAATATTGAACTTAGCAGCAGTATCTGGAATTTGAATAATAACATCATTTGGAATATGACCTACTAAATTTTGTAATTTAAAAGGTGATTCTGGTATCACTAAGGGAAACATTTTACCCCAAGTTCCAGCTCCTACAATACCATCTGCTGTTAAACCATTCGCAGCTTGCCATTCTTTTACTTTTTTTTCTGTACCAGGACCAAAAATCCCATCAGCAGCTAAACCTAATTTAGCTTGTAATTTTTTAACGTCTTCACCGTTTGAACCATTTTTTAATAGCATATTTATTTATCTTTATGTTTATCTATTTTTTCTAAAATTGTATTTAATCTAGTAACGTAGACTTCATTATTCTTCTATAGAACCTTCCTCGTCCTCGTTTTTCTTACCATTTTTTATATTCATCCATTTATCAACTGAAGCGATACCGAATGAACCTAAAATGATTATCATAAATCCATCAAAAATAAATTCGTTAATTACCAAAGCATTACCCATATAACCTGTAACTAGGTCAACAAGTAAAGCTAAAACCAAGCATAAAAAAGCAATAAAACCTACTACGGCTTTTTCATTAATTGTGTTGTTGTCGTCGAATAATTGTTTAAAGAAATTTTTCATATTATAGTTGTTTTGTTGTTTTTGTTTTATCATTGTCTTGTGTAGCATACTTAATACCCATAATTGTACCAACTATTGAAAAAGCATTTGTTAATAATACACTAAACATATTACTCCAAGTAGAACCAATTATTTGAGTATCTTTATCGGAAAGAATAGCAAAAGAATACATGATTGTTGTAATAAATCCTACACTCATAATTACAAATAGAGCAGACTTTACAATTGTTTTAATTAACTCGTTTTGACTCTTTTTTAATGTAGCATCTAAATCTTCAACTGCAGCATTTCTTTCTATTTCAAGAGCATTTTTAAGTTTTTCAGAATTATGTAATTCAATCTGTAAATTATCTGTAAGTTCTTTAATTGCTTTTTTATTTTTAGTAGCTTCAGTAACATCAATAGCAATTTTAATTATACTAGTAACATTTCCTTTACTGTCAAATATAGGATTATAACTTGCTTGTAAGTATACAGCTGAACCATCTACTTTTTTTCGTTCAAATATTCCATTAAATATTTTACCAGTCTTTAAATCCGTCCAAAATTTTAAATATTCATCAGATTTTGAATAATCATAAGATATAAAGATACTATGATGTTTGCCTATAACTTGGTTTTTCTCATTTGCTTTATACCCCATTGTTTCTAAAAAAATAGAATTAGCATCTAAAATAAAACCATTAATATCGAATCTTATAGTTGCTGAGCTTCTATTTACAGCTTCCATTTGATTTTTACTATTAACTATTTCAGTAATATCAGTAGCAATTTTCATTATTTTAGTAAGCGTACCTGATTCATCATAAATAGGATTGTAGGTTGCTTGTAAATTTATAAGACTACCATCTTTTTTTCTTCTTTCAAACTCACCTTCATAATGTTTTCCACTTCTTAAGATATCCCAAAACTTTTCATATTCCAAAGATCTTGCATAATCTTCACAAACAAATAAGCTATGATGTTTACCTATAAGTTCTTTATGTTCATCTTTTTCATAGCCCATTGCTTTTAAAAAGATATCGTTTACCCCTAAAATGACTCCTGTTAAATCAAAGTAAATAATAGCATTGCTTTTATTAATTGCTTCAAGTCTACTTAGTAGCTCTTCTTTAGATAAATGTTTCATACTTTTTAATTTTAACAATAAAAAACTAATTGAAACAACTTTATTTATACATATAAAAAAAATCTAAAAAATAATATATAAAAAAAACCCACCAAAATTAATTGATGGGCTATTTAAAAAGGATTCTTTGACGGGTTTAACTTATTTTACTTGTGCCTCCTTTGACTTAGACTGAAGCTTGTCTACTCTAGAATCACAATGACTCATTAACTCTTTTTTAAGTTCCTCCATGTGACGATAAGCATGTTCTTCCATTCTTGATAACCTTTCATGTATATCACGATTCATATCTGAATTGTTCCTGTCTCTCCATTCAATACTTTCTTGAGTGTCTTTCAACTGTTTCTCTAATTGTGTAATCTTAACCATACCTCTAACGATAACTGCAACTACAATCACAGCTACCACTGTAAGCATACCTAAAATAAATGAATTTAATACCATAATTTGTTTCTCCTTTTTTAATTTTAATATGTCAAAGAACCCCTTTTGTGGACCATACAGGACTTGAACCTGTGACCTTCTCATTATGAGTGAGCTGCTCTAACCAACTGAGCTAAGGGTCCAAAAATGACTCTAATTAAAGAGCCATAATTTTTTCATATCTTTCACTCAATAGAGTTTCCAACATGATACCTTTTGGAGTAAAATCTTTACCTGACAAAACGTTTTTAACGATTGATGGTGAAGCTCCTGAAATTAAGGCAACATCTTTAGTATTTGCGGATACTGGTACGTTACCTTCTCTTCCATTTACATTCCAAAAAGCTAATTTTGGCATTTTATAACCAGCGGCTTCAAACTTATCTTGAATTACTTCAAAATTAGTTTTATTTCCACAAGCATAATTAAATTCCATATCAGAAATAATCAAAATAGTTTCTGGCAAATCGGATTGAGCTAATCTATTTTCAATTGCTTTATTTAATACTAGATCAAATACAGATTGTAAATTAGTACTCATACCCCAATCAGCATTAGCTAATTGACTAAATCTTTCAACTACATTACCTTTTAAATATTGTAATCTTGGAGATTCTGAGAAGGTAATAAAGGCATCTTTAAATGCTGATTTATTTCTTTCTGACAAGTATACACCTAAAGAAACAGATATTTCCATTGGTAAACCATTCATTGAACCAGAAACATCACAAACTGGTAAAAATGATCCCTCACCTACATAATCAGGTAGATTAATCCATTGTGCAAGCACTGAATTTTTATCTAGTCCTCTAATGTAAGATTGATATAATTGATATGGAAATAAAGTTCCTGAATTAACTTTAGCTTCACCTTTTACAACAGCACTTATAAAATCTTTGAACCTAGATTCATCATTTCTTGAAAATGCTCTTTTGTATTTTTGAAAAGCTTGTGAAGGAATTTTAGAATACTCGATAGCATCCCATTCTTTATTACACATAGAAGTTTCAACAACTTTAGTTTTTTCCACAATCATTTTACGAAATTGTTTTGGAGTCATTCCCAAATGTTTATGCATTGAAGAGAACCAAACACCTCTACGTGGAAACCACTTAGCAATCAATCCACTATTAGAATCATTCAATTGTTCTGACATCCAATCTAAAACAGTTCTGTTTGGATTTAAGACATTAAAAACATCTTTCCAATAACCATATTCTGGAGTTAAACGAATATTAAATTCAAAAACAGATGGGTAGTTTTCGCTAATATATTTCATGATGATTTGGAAGAACCTACGTTCACCAGCACCACCTCTAACGTCACGAGCCCAAAACAGACATTTTACAGCCAAGTTAGGATCTTCATTATATGCTTTTACAAACACATTAATGATTTCTTGTTCTGACATTCTACGAGAAGCACCTGCTAAAAAGAACATGTCTACAACCGCATTCAACGAAGTAGAGTTAGTCAAAGCGCCGTTAGCAGTTAAGGCATCTTTTTGTCTCATTGCGTTAATTAAATTACTCATATCTTTTATTTTTTTTTATTTTAAGTTAAGCCTCTGTCATGACCCGCACCTAGCCAATGTTTGAGGGGATCTACTGAGTACGGCATCGGCTAGGGGAGTCGATGACTGAGGTGTTAGTTTCGAATTATTATGTATAAGTAATAATAATTGCTGGATGTACTCATTCCCTCAAGAAGTTACAGGATTCCGTTTTTTTCGTCCTAATGAAATTGTTGAAAATTGCTGTCTGAATCCTTTTTAATTTCTTAATATTATAAATATAATAACTTTTTTCAAAATAACCAAGTTATATTGAAAATTTTTTTAAAATTTACGGGCTTCTGTTTTTTTAATCGGATTTGCAGTCTGAGTATTTTTTATTTGCTGTTAGAAGCCCTTAATAAGTTACAGGATACTGTTTTTACTGAGTCAAGTTACAAATTTGATAGTTAAAAATTGCTGTAAGTATCCTTTTTTGTAGTTCCACGTGGAATCGAACCACGAACCAGACTTTAGAAGAGTCTTGTTATATCCATTTAACTATGGAACCAAATACTAGGTCACCGATACCACCTAGTGTGAGGAGATTTAACGTGATTTGTCTATATTTCAAGTCGCAGGCCTCCTTTGTTCACGAACCCGAATCGGTTTTAAGGTGCGGAAGTTGAGGGATTCGAACCCCCGGATGCCTTTCAACATCTCTAGTTTTCAAGACTAGCGCGATCGACCGCTCTGCCAAACTTCCGAATAAAGAAAAAGTTTCGGGTCTTTCAAGGTTTCTGATTAGGTGCAATAAGTGACGCCTACCTACTATAAACCCTTTTTCGGTAATTAATACACTCTACTTCCTAATTACAGCTTCACTACTTTTTCTTTTGGCGGTCTATCACGGATTCGAACCGAGGCTACCTCATAGACAGTGAGGCGTGTTAACCACTACACTAATAGACCAAATTTTGTGGACCGTCCCAGATTTGAACTGGGGATTGAAGCTTGCAAAGCTACCGTGTTAGCCAACTATACCAACAGCCCATTTTAGTTACCCCCCAGAGATTCGAACTCCAATTCAGTGGTCCAAAACCACTTGTCCTGCCGTTAGACGAGAGGGTAATTTATTTAGTTGCGGGGGTGGAAATCGAATCCACCTAGAGAGGCTTATGAGACCCCTGTGTGCACCAGCTCATCTTCCCCGCAATTTATTTGTAGCCCGTACGAGAATCGAACTCGTCTTTACAGGTTGAAAACCTGGTATCCTAACCGATAGATGAACGGGCCATTTAGCGTCCTGGGAAGGTTTCGAACCTACGACCTAGCGGTTAACAGCCGCTTGCTCTACCACTGAGCTACCAAGACATTATGAAACTATCCTTCTACGCTCACCGTAGTTTTAGATTTTACTGAACATAGTTTACTGTTCACCTGTTGTGTGGCCACACAGAGCAGGGTCCATCACATAACACTTCGAGCCATGTATCTTATTGAGTAGCTACTCCCAAAAGTCGAAGATTGTCTTTCAACGGTGCTAATCCGTCCTATGTAAGGAATGTTTCATTTGTACCGAGGGCGAGACTCGAACTCGCAAGCGATTAAGCACCGGTTTCTAAGACCGGCGTGTCTACCAATTCCACCACCAGGGTATTTGTTTCTCGTATGTCAAAGAACTTTTAATTCTTACTATGATGTGAATATACAAACAATATTTTGCAATTCCAATCATTTCTAAAAGAAAAATTCATTTAGAATTATTCTAATTGGCACGAGTGGAAGGATTCGAACCCTCAACAATAGTTTTGGAGACCATTATGATACCATTTCACCACACTCGCGTATTTGAGTTCAAGGTAGGAATCGAACCTACTTCAGTAGTTTTGCAGACCACCCGGCTTCCTAAACCAACCTGAACTTTTAGTAGTTCCTATAGGATTCGAACCTATAACCCCTTCATTCGTAGTGAAGTGCTCTAATCCATTGAGCTAAGGAACTGATTAGTTATTTTACTAACGTATCAGCAGCAAATGTTGCCATTGCACCTAATGTTTTGTATCTAACTTTATAACCCATCCCTTCAACTAAACCAACTGCTGCTCTTAAAACTTCGTTTGATTTATATCTTTTATCAGGGTTAATGTCTATATCAATATATTTAACTTGAGGTAAACCTGCATTTTTTAATAATTCAGCTACTTCAATTGATTTCCAAACTTCATTCATCAAACGTACTTGACGAACTCTTTCAACAGGTAATACTTCTTTATGGTATAAAACATGAGCACCATTACCCGGTTTATATAATGCGACTACAGTTGCATATATTGTTTTATCCCAATAACCTTGCGAGTCACACCCAACTAATACCTCAACATGAGGATTGTCGTTTAAATACGCTCTAACGTAGTCAACCAATTCAATTTTTTTCCGGTTTGTTAATGTTCTGAATTCCATAGTTTTGTTATAAATAGTTTTTACATAGCGGAAAAAGTTGGAATCGAACCAAATACCCGAAGGTACACATTGCTTAGCAGGCAAGCCCTATCACCATCAAGGGTCATTTTCCTTTTAGGGTGTATGAGGAGTTTCGAAATCCCGACTTCTCGCGTCACAAGCGAGTACTCTTCCTCTGAGTTACATACACCATTTAATTGTGGAGAAAATAGGACTCGAACCTATAACCTCATGCGCATCAGGCAGGCGCTCTAACCAATTGAGCTATATCTCCATTTTAGTGCCGTAGGTAGGATTCGAACCTACTCAGCTTAAGCAACGGGTTTACAATCCGTCCCGACTCTCCCACTCCGGCGCTACGGCATTTATTTTGTCTTTCCTGCTGGATTCGAACCAACGATCTTCTCCGTGTAAAAGAGACGCTTTAAAACCAACTAAGCGAAGGAAAGAAATTGTGACCCCGTCGAGACTCGAACTCGAAACCCCCTCATTAAAAGTGAGGTGCTCTAACCAATTGAGCTACGAAGTCAAAAATGCAGGATATCGCTTAACCTGCTGTGATTGCGCATTTCACATTTAACGATTTTTTTGTAGCGTAAGCCGGATTCGAACCGGCGTGCCTCTGCTCCCAAAGCAGATGAGATAAACCTGACTCCTCTATTACGCTGTGTAATTGTGCGGAAGGTAGGACTCGAACCTACATGGCTGGATTTTCAGTCCAGTGCATTGACCATCTTTGCTACTGCCGCATTGGTTTCTCGTATGTCAAAGAACTAAAAGAGCCCGATCTTGTGAACCGGGCTTATTCTGTGTTTCAATATGTTTTAAAAAAACATCACATCATAAGCCCTTTCAGTCTAATATCTTTAACCTCGGGACGATTCATCCACGACGCTGTAAGACTAAACTGATATGACTGACAATGTTTCATTTTTTATGTGTTTTAATATGTGATAAATATATGAAAGGGATCTTAAGATGCCAAACTATATTTAAATTTTTTTTAGAGCAGGTAGACAGAATCGAACTGTCATCTCAACATTGGAAGTGTTGCATAATAAGCCATTATACTACACCTGCTTGGAGTAGCCTTCAGATAGCAAGTTATGTTAGGTCGGGGGAGCTAACTAAAGACTACATTTGAGCGAGAAACCAGGTTCGAACTGGCGACCCTAACCTTGGCAAGGTTATGCTCTACCAACTGAGCTACTCTCGCAAAAAAGACTTTAAGCAGATCTTACGGTATGCTTTTAAGTACATTTGAGCCGCCTGACGGACTCGAACCGCCGACCCTCTCATTACAAGTGAGAAGCTCTACCAACTGAGCTAAGGAGGCTTTTATGGACAATTAAAGGCTGTCCTTACCTGTAGTGTCTTTTACTACTTTGGTTGAATCACCACACGTAGAATCGGCACATTTCAAGGTGTCAACACCTGAAGTGGAGGTTGAATTTGAGCAAGAAGCTGCGAACACAACCAAACTTAGAATAAATAATACTTTTTTCATTTGTTATAAATATATGTTTTTTTAATTTTTGTACTGCTGGCCGGAATCGAACCGGCACGAACCTTACGGTCCACAAGATTTTAAGTCTTGCGTGTCTACCTATTCCACCACAACAGCATATCCTTTAAACATCCCACTCATCTGCTCCTACTTGTAGGCATTCAAGCAATGAAGCATTACGGAATTGTTCTTTGTGTTTAAAAGCTGACCAAATTACTTCAAGCTGAACTCCTGCTTTATTTGATTGAGATAAAATCTCATCACATTTAGCATTAAAAATTGCTTCTTGTTTTGCTTGTTCTTCTAATTCGTTCATGATATAAATATATAAAAAGATCTTTATATTACCAAGTTTAAGTACATTCCCTTATGCGGGAACGTACTCAAGAGCCAAATCATACAATCTTTCGTTCAAAACCAAATCTTGTTGGAAGTTTTTGATTTTACGAGCTTTACGAACTTTGGAACCATAGGTGTAATTAAACATACCATGAACCAATTTTTCTTGAACTACATTGTAAATTGACCACAAATCAGAACCTTTATCTGCTGGACGAGTAGCAGTAAGTAAATCATTCAAATCAACTTTAATATTTTCAACATCATCGCCAAAACGAACTTCAAGAGCTTTTTTAGCAAAATCAAGAGCTTGTTCTTGACCTAATTCTACTTGACGGAATTTATTAAGTGATTCAACAGTCAAAGGTAATTTTTCAACCATTGATTTAATGGTGTTTTGCAATTCATCAAATGAATAACCCATATGACGAATCTTCATATTTTCAAACTCACGGCTTGACACAACCAAACCATTTTCACAAACCATACGGAACAAACCAGCAGTAAAGGTAAACGCATTTTTACCATCATGACTGTTAGTCAATAGGATTTGTGGGAAAACGTTATCACCATCTTCGGCAGTGATTTGAATATCGTTATTACGGAATACAACCAAGTGCTTTTGGAAACCAATTCCTTTACGAGCACGAACTTGTTTAGCATCTACAACACCCCAACCAAGGGCAGCCATATCATCGATAATTTTATCGGTAGGAATGTGAGCATACTTTTCACTAGTTCCAGGAGCACTGGTAGCAGTAAAAATTGAAGGAGCTTGTTGACGGATTTGTTCTTTTGAAATGAACTCGGAATTTTGAATGTTTAACATAACTTTTATTTTTTATTTTTTAACTTTTTTCTATGACATGAATATACGAAAGGGATCCTGGGGAGCCAAATTTGCTGCGGAGGAAATGTCATTTAGAATCATTCTAAATAGGATTTCCAAGCAAGGTTTTGGTGTGTGGTTCTCCACCAATAAAACGTTTGTACGTTCCATCTTCATTAAATTCTAATTTTTTACCTTTTAATACTTTTTGAATTAATTCTTTATCTTTTACTACAGGAGCACCTTTAGCTAATAGAATATCTTGTAATTTACCTGAAACCTCTAAGTAATATCCAGGTTGTTTAAGTAAAGTAGTCATTTTATTTAATGATTTTGATTTAGCTTCAGAAGAACCATCATGTCCTAATGCTGTTAATTTTTTACCTGCTTCCTTTTCTTTATATGAAATCAAAGCATCAGGTTCAGGATCATCGTCTATATTAACTACCTCATAATCAGCATCGGCTTCCGAACCTAATACATCGGCTTCGCTTTTATAATTTAAATTACCACCTATAGGTGCATATGCTGTATTGATTAGGTCGAATATATCTTTAGCATATTCGGCTTTTTCATCCGGAGCAATATCAACCCATTTGTCTTTAGGTAATTCTTCTAGTAATGGGTTATTTTTTAGATATTCAAGTAAATTAAATGACATATTTGTTATAAATATCAACAAATACATCAAATGAAATACGGTGACCTAAACCTTCTACTTCTTCTATATCACAATAAAATAAAGCATCATCAAGAATTTCTTTAGTAATCAAAGGATTAATAACATCATCTTCAATACCTAAAACAATCAAAGGCTGAAAATTAACTCTAGGGTCTCTAGCTTCTAATCTATTTAATTCAGGTTCAATAGGACGAGAGTGAATAGCAGGGTTAAAAGCAATAACCTCAATATCATAATAATTACCTAACATCAAACCAACGTGACCACCCATTGAAGAACCAATAATCAAATCAGGTTGGAAAGATTCAACCATATACATAAGCTCTTCTTCAATATTTGATTTACGATAATCAATAGAAGGAGCTAAAACCTCAGCACGTTCTTTTAGAAAATCAACTTTATCACAAACGTTGGAACTCTCTAAACCGTGTAAATACATTATTTTTTTCATAACCTTTATTTCTGCGACATGAATATACGAAAGAGGGGTGACGAAGCCACCCCTTTCTTTCTTTCTTTTTAAGCGTAAGCGTGTGCTAATTCAAACAACTCTTTATTAATACGAGTATCTTCATTAATATCAGATACACCACTCATCATATTTCCCATATTATCAATAATACGATGAGGTTGAGTTAGGTTTTCTTGAATACGATTAAACACAGTCCAAACATCATCACCTTTATCTTCCTCTCTTACTACATTAAGTAATTGAGAAACATCAATACGATGACCTTTACCAAAACGAGCATCTGCTGCTTGTGTAGCTAAATTCATCATTTCTTTAGGTGACAATTGTTTTTCTTTTAGTTTATTAAACTCTTCCATAACACCTTGTGTACGAATACCTAAATCACAAAGGATTTCTTGTAATGAATATTGACCTTTTTCAGTATGAGGTACTTTTTCATTACTATAAGAGGTATGAGCAATCAAACCATTTGAACAAACCTGACGATAAGCACCTAAGTCAAGTTCCATAGGTTTTGCTCCTGTACAAGAGTTAGAAATATTCATAGTGGCAACAGCCTCGGCTTGACCTTTAGAATTTTTAATAACAAAATCAGGATGTTCCATTTTAATAAAGTGGGAACCAACTTTACGATTTTTATCTCGTTTTTCATAAGCCCCAGCAATATTCCAACCTTGACGTTGAAACTCTCTTACAGCATCTAGGGATTCAACCATTACTGGTTTTGATTTAATACGTTGATTAGCTCTCCAACTTGCATCTAATGAAGGAATGAAAGCGGATAATTTGTTAATGTCGTTGTTTAGAGGGATAAAACTAATATTTTTTCTCATGACGTGAATATAATTAAAATTTTTTAAATTTCCAAAAAAAGAGACAATTCCTTATTCGGAAATTGTCTCATATGAATAATGAACTGAATCTTTATGAATTGTGAAATAAACATCAAAATCTTTATCACAATCACGGTTTTTACTAAAGAACATTTTACGTTGCAAACCATCTTTTGAACGCTCAATATGACACATTGCATCAGTCATATGCTTCAAACGGTTTGAACCAGCAAAATCACCTTGTTTAGTAACTTGTTGAATATTAATAAAGGTAGTATAGTAATTATTTTTATTATTACCTTTTTTATGCTGATCTTGCAAATTCAAAAACCAACTTTCAGCAGCTCCTTCAGTTGTTTTATAATTATCTTTAACCATTTCAATAACCTCAGCAATTGAATCAACAGCAATAATATCATAACCTTGAGCAAAAACATATTCAAGAGTTTCTTTAACTGTTTCAGCATAGTTTTTCAAAAACAAGGTTTGAACACAAGCAAACTTAGGTAAACGCTTACAATACTTGTAATAACCAACTTCATCCATTTCACCACTTACAAACAAACATTTGTAACCTTGACGAGTAAAGTTAGAAAGCATATCTAAAACAACTGTTGATTTACCAGAACCAGGACCACCAACAAGTACCATATTAGTACCGGGCATAACACCACCTTCAGTACTTAAAATAACATCAACCTCAGAATTAGTTTTCATAGGTTGGAACAAAGAGTCATTAAACTTCAAATCAGAACCTCTAAGTAATTGAATACTACTAGGATCAAAAGCTTTAACTTCAGCTTGTTTAGAAGGACGACCTCTTTTTACTAAATTAACGTTTTTCATTTCAATATTTTGCATAACCTTTATTTTTTATTAACTTCTACCCCGTGAATATACGAACAGGAATCCAGGGAGCCAAAAAGAAGGTTCTTTTTTCGTCATTTAGAATGATTCCAAATAACGGCTTGCAAGCTTGGCTTTACCTTACCACATCTACATATCCGTATATACCCATATACATGTATATTCGTTTATAATAACGATTCTAGTTCTTGTGCCACAATGTGCCAATCAACCATACTAAGCAATATAATACCACATTTAACGCGTATAAACGCACCAAAACGCGCCTCATAATCATAACACTTTATGTCACGTAAGGATTGTAGGCATTGGGGACATTTTTTTAAAGCATCAAGAGCTTGTTTGGTTACATCATTCATCATCATTGTCATCCTCGCCCTCATCATCCATTGGGATAATACCTTTGTTAACCAAATCATCAAATATCAGATCTCCTAGGGCTTGCATTTCCTCGGTAATTGGTTCCTCATACCCAAGTAAATCAAGCTGTTCCCACACCTGGAATAATTCACGTTCGGTAGGTGAGTTCCAGAATTCCTTATGTAGGATATAGTCATCACCATACATTAGGGCTGCTATTTCGCTTAGTGTGTTTTTTTGATCTAAAAGATCCTGGATTGGTTTACTATGCATTTGGATTATTTATACGGATTAAAGTTATCGTGACGGTACTTGGAGTAGGCAAGAGCCGACAACCAAATTAAACACATGATTAAAATTGATGCTATGGTTTCCATATTAGTTTGATTTGCTTAATTTAAATTGTTTGTGAACTTCTTTTACATCGATTTCTGTATCGGTGTTTGGAAACATGTGAACCAAATACTTTACAAACTCTAAACGTGATTGAGCCAACTCGGGGTTGTACTGGATTTCAATCATTGCGTCATTTAAATGACTTTTAATTACTAGACTTACTGGTGTTTCAAACATAACCTTTATTATTATGGGGTGAATATACGAACCCTCTTTTAGGATTCCAAATCCTCTACAAGAATTTCCAAATTATTTTCATCAAACCTTAGACCTACAATCTTTCCACCATTGCCATTTTCATTGGCCTCTACTAGTTCTAAGAATTTTTTTAAATCAACGGCTCTTACGAAAATACCACCTTTGGCTTTCTCACCGTAAAAATCTTCTGCCCAAAATATTTTATTGTCTATCATAATCTTTATTTTAAAATAATGGTAATTTAGTGGTAAATAACTCTTGGATTCTTTGAACACCCATCCATTGGATTTTTTCATAATATCCATAAACAGTTTTAATATAAAGATCCCACATATTTGGGCCACCAAAATCTGATAAACATTTAATTGCTTTTAAATTACCTTCTACTATTTCTATTTGTTTCATAACCTTTATTTAACTTCTACCTCGGGAATATACGAACAGGATTTCGGGGAGCCAACCCTTTTCTTCTTTTCTTTTTATTTACATTCAAAACCAAACCAAACTGAACGATACAATCCTTTCCACTGCTCGTCTCTATTACCATACAACACACCATTCACAACCGCAACAGCATGACCTTGAACGATTAACACAAAACGACCAACTGGATGATTTTCCATAAATGATTTTAAAGTATAACCTGTTGCTTTTTTATATTGTTTGTTTACTAATACTTTATTACTACCAACCGAATGTTTCATATTGCGTGATGGGTGAGCTCCTATAAAACTAATTTTTTTACTATTTTTGGTTTTACCAATAATGTTTTTACTATAGGCATACATAAAAGCACCTTTACGATCTTGACGTTTTAACTCTTTTTTAACCCAAGCGTGTGCTTGTTCATACGATATATCCAAAGCACACATGAAGGCACGTACAACACAATCGTTATCCTCTTTTTTACCTAATTCACTTGATTCGTTTGCTATTTTAATACTGTCAACAAAGTACTCTGGTAGAAGGGCTTCAACCTCTTTCCAACCTAATCTTGCTTTCTGTGTAATCATAACCTTTATTATTTCTTTAACACGGGGAATATACGTATATCCTTTGCGGAAGCCAAATTTCTTTTTAAGATCTCGAGAGTGCTTTTTGTGATTTTCCGTAATTTTTGGCTATATGGAATTTTGAATCCATTGTGGGGGGTCGTATAGGATAGTATATTCGTATATATTCATCGATGCCCTATAGTTATATTCGATATAACTGGTGGTCTAAGTCCTTTCCCTACGTTATCCACGCCGTAATGACATCAGCGCGCGTGGTGCCTTATTATGTACACATGCGGTATATATACCGGCCACCCCATGTTAGTAGTACGGGAGTACCCCCAACGGAGTACCCCACGTATGTAGTATAAATAAAATAAAGGTTGCATTATATAATAGCACCAATTTCCTCGGCGCGTTGTTTAATCCTGGATATATCAAATTCATCCATCGTGTCACCTCCCAATTCATATGAACGCTTGTATGCCTCATACAAATGTTTGAATTTAGATGGTGTAATATCCTCATATAACATTTCACCAATGACGGTTCCACGAAGGTGTCCTAATGCACCAGCGGTTTCCAAAGCACGTTTGTGAATGTAATTAAACGTATCGTTATTCATTGTAATACCTTCCATATTAATAACCAAATGCTTTATAAATTGAAATTACAGCCGCAGCTAAAAATAACACCACTGTGGTCAATATAATAGTTCCCACAATACAATCTTTAATAAACTTTATCATAACCTATTTTTTATACACCCCAAAAACAATTACCACTAATCCAGGCTGGCAAACTAAATTGCTCACCCACACGGTGATTATTTCTATCATCATAACGTGATGGAACAACCTCCCATATACACTCATTACCTACACTAACCAATTTAGCACACAAAGTAGGTGATGAGTTAACACTCGCAATTTGACCTACCATTTGTTTCAACATAACCTTTATTTCCATGTCGTGAATATACGAACCCTATCTTGGGGAGCCAAATTTATTTTAAAGAACTTCTGTAACGGTAGTGTAAGCACTGAACCCAACCACCACACAAAGTACCGAAGGTTTTAAATAATTTACCACCAACATCAGCTAACACCTCAGCACCATCACCTCCAATGTTCACACGAATGTTACTTGCAGTCATGTTATCATCAATGTGTTTTGCTAATGCACGGTTCAATTTAACCATGTTTTGGGCAATAAAATCCTCACGGTATCTATCTTCCCAATTACGGATCATTAAATGCAATTCACCTACCATATTGGCACATTCTCTGTTATGGAACATTTCACGTTGCTTACGGTACTCACTTGGATATTCACTAGGCAATTCATATTTACTCAACTCATGATTCCATCTTTTATACTGGGTCATGTAAACGTATTTTTGAA